AAATTACCAATAGGAAGTGTTGGAAGTAAAGGCATTGGAATATCAATAACAGGTGGAGCAATCTTTGCTGGTGGCATAAAAGATTGAGCAAGTGATGAGTCGGGCTCAAGTAATGAGATAGAACAACGGCACATAATATGAGCAGGTGGGTTGAATACTCCGTTAGGAAAAGATTCATTCCATACGGTTGATTTACCATTCATCGGCATACAGATATCACAAGTGCGTTCATCAGTAGAAGTGCTCCACCGTTTCATAGACTTAGGGTGCGCCCAACCTTGTTCAACGGCTTGAGTAAATCCTAAATACCTTCCGTGATTTTCTGCCATAAGTATTTCTTGACGAGCAATCATATTGGCTCTGTACTTAATCATTTTTTTGTATTGGCGCTCGCCCATAGCAAGTCGCTGAGCCGCAGTTATCTTTCCTGCTCTCACCTGTTCATCTAAGTTATCTATGAACTTTCCAAAACTAATTGCTTGTCGGTCATTTAGACCAATCACACTTCTTAATTTTCTAGCGGTATCGTAAACAGTTACATTCTGAGTAAAGGCTTCTGAAACAGTTTGGCGAATAATGCTTCTTGTTGTATCCGTTACCGCTGTTACTAACTGAGCAGATTGATTAGTTGCCCACTCAATACTTCTTGGGTCTGTAAAGTCGAAGCGACCTTTAAATCCAACTTTAGGAAAGCCACCGCCAATGTTGTCTTGTATTACTTGACCAAAGGTGGAAGCGGTTTGATTAATCATTTGAGCAGAAGAATCCCAAGGAAAGGCATCTACAACTCGTTCTATATTCTTTGCATCTAACGCCTCACGAACAGCATTAGACATCGCCGCCGCTTGTAAATCCGAATCATGCGTTTGAAGTATTCGTCTTACTTCTCGCTCGGCTGGAGTTAGTGGAATTGGGTCGGGGCGTGGTTCATCTCTCCTTGCTTTATTAACAAGAAGCATTTAATCCACCAAGTTCTCCGCAGGAGGCAAAGATGCCTGTTCTCTTAGATAAGCCTCTAGGTTTTCATCTGGCATTAATACTCCAGCGGCGGTGAGTTTCTGTACATAATCAGCAAGTTCACCCAAGTCCACACTAGATACTTGACCATAAGTTAAGTAAGGCATTAATTCAGAATTCATAGAATTAAGTTTGATAAGACGAGGAATTGCATACTGGTTAAATACTTCTGCAATTGATTTAGCAATAGCATCAATACTCATTGTCCATAGGTCCATCTTTTGTGAGCCTAGAGAGAACGAACCAACTCGCTCATGTCCAAGAAGGATAAAGTCAGTTAGAACCGACATTGAGATTCTTTGGTCATAACGAGAAATTACTTTGTCTGTATCAAATTGGCGAGTGCCACCTGAAGAAAGTAATTCGAGAGAGAACATTTCATTATTGTTCTCGTCATACATCTTAGGGAAAATTACGCCTTCTTGTTCATTACGCTTAATGTTTTGAACGATACTTGTAATCTCTGCTAAGACGGCTTGCTGTGCCGCTGAGGCACCACTCGATAAATACTCAGGTGGAACTTTAGCAACAGGAAGTCCTGCTAAATCTCTTTCAATGCCGATTGCTTCAATTTCTTCGATACGGCGCTTGTAATACCAAGGACGGAAACAGTTACGAAGTAATGAACGACCTTCAGGATTGTTTTTATTTACAGTTGTACGGAATAGCAAACCTTTTTCAATAGGGATTTCTCTAAAGCCGCCACCAGTTGGGTCAATTTGACGGAAGCCTTGGATACCGCCTTCTTGGTCCATCATCCAGTTATTCAAAGTTTCTTGAGCACGAATTGGGAACTTACGCCAACCAATCTTTCCGTCTTTGTATTTTGATTTACGCTTAGGGTCGTCAACATCTCCACCACGAACTTTGTAAACAATCTCATGGAATGAGAATCCATAAACAAGCATTGAAAGAATTGAAGCAAGTGTTTGGTCAAATGAGTCGCTCATATCTTCTAAACATTGGTCAACGAACTCTGCTATTTCTTTCGCTTCATCAGAATCATCGTAAGGGTCAATTCTCCAATCAAGACGGAGAGTTACTTTTTCAATTGCATAAAGGATTGAACCGATAACTGGGTCGTTGTCTGCCATCTCTCGATAGACAAGAAGTCCTCTGCGACCACGAAGTTGATTTAAAAATTCTTCAGTAATGAAACCGCCACTACGGCGCAGACCAGTAGTACCTAATTCATTTAAGTCAGGCTTTGCCATGGGGTTTCCTAATCGTTCGATTTAGTCATTTTAGAGATTAAGGATAACGCCTCGTCCGAAGAAAACCCACCCTCGAGAAGCGATTTATAGATTTCATGTAATCTAATCGCTGATACAACGAGGGGGGTCAGTTCCTCTGAATGAGTTGTTGGTTCCATATTACGAAAGGATAACATTCCCTTCGTAATTAAGTTTCTTAAAAAGGAGGAATGTCGTCTGATGGCGTGGTTGCCCAACCGCCACCTGTAACAGTTACTCCATTACTCCAAGGATTATCTTCTTTGCTTGCTACTTTCTGATAAGGATAGCGGTCCACTTTTGCTACCGCCCTCGCTAATGAAACGGCTACCTTTGTAGCAGTTACTTCCATTCGAGAACGCTTCTCTCCTGTTTTCTTATCTTCCCAAGAGGTTGTGTAAGCCTTTCCAAAGACAATTACTTCATCGCCTTTACCGATTGAGTCGGCTACATATTCGGCTTGTTTATCCCAAACAATAATGTTCCAGAAAGTTGGGTTCTTTGAATCCCAATTACCTTCAGGTGTTTTAAATCTTTCAGAGGTTCCAACAGAGAACTTTGCTACTGCTTTACCTTGTGGTGTGAACTTAAGTTCAACATCGGCAGTTAGATTGCCAACGATAGTTACTGGTACGGACATTTGTTTCCTTTTCTTCTAGCGAGATAGTGCCGAAGCACGATTAGGGTAAGAATTGAGAAAAAGCCTTCATTAATTTATAAGGTTCAATCTCATCTCTTTTTTGTATTTGTTTTCTTTCTTTTTCATCTGTGCCGCCCCATATACCTTCAACATCTGTGCCGATTGCATAAGTGCGACAAGCCGACTGTACAGGGCAGGTCCGACAAAGTCCTTTAGCGATTTCCGTAATCTTTATAAAGTTGTTATTTCGTTCAGGAAAGAACAATTCGGGGTCGGTTATGGCGCAAGGCTCAAAACCAGTTGTTGGTGGATAAGGCGGTGGTGATGAATTCACAAATTGCGTCCGAGCCACATAACAAAGATAAGGGCTAGTGGAACTAATATCAAAACTGGAGAGAAGTAACCTAATCCGTTCTCAAGATACGAATACATTGAGCCAACAGCGGTTCCCAATTTTTATTTCCAAAGAAAAGTCATTAATACCAACCCAAGATAAACTCCAACTACACCTGCGATTCCGGCGGCGGTTGGTGGTGCTGGGATTGGAAACTTTAATAATGTAAAGACTGAACCAACTGCAATACCTGTAACAAGGCTAAGAATTATCGCCTTCATTTTCAACTCCTTGGTCTAAGTGATGTTGTATCGCACCAGTATCAATGGCGTGTTGCAACATTCCGCTCTTTCGCCAGATTGGTAAATCGGGCTCGGAGTGAGTACTAAACCAGTAATTGCCTTCACTGTCTATCCACTCACTTACCAGTATCCAAGTAGTACACATCGCACCTTCTTTGTCAAGAAGGGTCGCAAGACCTTGAACAGCATGATTTACGGCATCCATTTTTGCTTCTGCGTCATCAGACATAGCGACCCCTCTCGTTAGATAAGAGTAACTTAATAATTAACTTTTTTGTCGCTTATGCCTTGTATCAATAATGTCACAAACCACACACTCTTGGTCGCCATAAAGCCACTCTCCACACTTGCAACGATAGACTTTTGAATCAGCCATTATTAGGTTTTAATGTTTCCGATATTGCCATCATTACACCTACAACAAAAGGTTGCATTTCTGAAGGTTCTACTTGAGTGGCTAGAAAGTTAATGTGTTTGCTAACAGACTTAAGAGCGGCTTCTGCTTCTTCAATATACGAAATCTGCACAGTAGGAGGCAAGTCTTCAAAATGAGGAAGTCCATCTTTGCCAGCGTATTCATAAATAGAGCGAGCAACATCTTGAACAATAAATGGAATAGCCATGAATTTATTTTACAGCCTTTTTCTTTATAATCGGTTTCTTTTGAGTATGAAAAGTAAATGGCGGTGCGGTGTATGGGTCTATCTCTGAAGCAATTTGTAATGCGGTTGGAATGTCTGCTTTTGCTTTAAGTGCTCCTATTGCTAAAGATGAACCCGAACCAATTCCATAGATACCAGCGGCATCAAGACAAACGGATAAATCATCACTTATTTCAAAGACTTCACCCTCAATAGATACCAAGAAAGCAAACTTAGTTTCATCATCTTCAGCATCCCATTTGTACTCGTTCTCTTTAAAACTCTTTTTCAGAGAAGGGATAACTACTGAAATCATAAAGTGGTAAAGGTCTTTCTTGTCCATAACAGTAGGGATAGGCGGTTCCCAAATATGTTGAACAATGTCGCAAGCCGCTACTTCGCCACTTCCAGCAATCATGTATGGGCCAGTATTAGTTACTTTAACCATTTTAGGGTGGTTATATTTTCTTTCAGCAGTAACAAGAGAATCAGAACCCATAACTACGCCATCGGCGAATTGGACAGCAACGATTGTGGTCATGCTTGGAAGTCTAAAAGACAAACCTTAAAAACACCAAGAACGACTCCATAATTCAAAAAACTAAACCTTAGTTTAATACCAGCCGTTGCGTTCTTTGAACGATTTTGCCTTACATGGGGAGCCGTATCTGTGTTCGATATAGCCAAGTCCCCACTCAATTTGTTTTACTGGGTCTTTAAGAAAGTTAATCTTTTCAGCAGTTGTGTGGTTTGGCATATTGCGCTGAGGGATTCCGTGGTCCTTAGTTGGAGAAACGGCTTTGTAGTTCCAAGCAGATTCTTTACCCCATACCCAGTTAAGACATTTCCACTCTTTCTTGTTTGTCCAGCCATAGTCAGCAAGTTTCTTCTTTGCTACAAGGCGAGCCTCTTGAGGGTTGAGTGGAGTCGGCTCAACTTTCTTGACTACAACAGGAGCCGTTACTACGACTTGTTCTTGATTAAAGTAGCCGCCAATTCCGATTCCGATAACTGCGGCAAGTACTGAGATAACAATTTGATTTTCATATTTAGTGAGATTCACCGTTCACCAATCGACGGAGTTCTTCCATGCTCGCTTGTTGGGTCACAAATCGGAGCGTGTAAGTGCCTTCGGTTGAAGGTCTTTTGCTTTCGCTAATGGCTTTAGCAATTGCGGTCTATCTTTTTACAACTCTAAAAGTCTAGCAGTTGTATTAAAGGATAGAGGAATCTTCCAACCGATAATCGCCAATTTCAACTACCTGATGTCCGTGAGCCATCTCTTGTGCTTTGTGTATGGCATAAGCAAATGAGCGCATTTCATCGAACGGCAATTTATAACTAGCAAGCGTGTCTCGTACTGATTCGAGAGCCAAATGCCCACCTTCAGTTTTTAATACTGCAACAATTGTCTGTGTGTCGTTATCATAAGCGGCACTAGCAACTTGCGTATGGTCTTTTAGAATGCGTTGTAATGTTTCCACTCCACTTAAAAAATCAAGTGAAGGAACAACAGTTGTAGCGTACAAGGTCATAGTTAGCCTCCTTGGAACATAATGCTAACACGGTTTGGAAACTATGGTTTAGAAACTATCGGCGTGTCGGTTTATGTCCTTCGGGTCTGTGTTCAAGCATCATCTCGTTGAGAGCAACATAATCTAACTTCTCATCAAAGTACTTAGTCCCATCGCCAGTTGATTGAACGCTTAACCCTGACTCAAGAAGGAAGTCTTTGTAAGGAGCGGTCCCGTGATAATCTTTCATAAACTCAACTATGGCTTTGTAAGACTCTTCGGTGTTCTCTAGCCATAATGCCACATTCCAAGTTTCTCGATTCTTCCATCCATTGAAGGTCATTTCTCATCCCCTGTTGAACGCTGGGGTAAAAATTGGCTCGACAGTTGTAGTAGGCAAACAGTTCTTTGCCCATTCCTCTGCCGATTGTTTATCTTCAAAGACTCCATACAAAACATCCTTACCTTCTTCAGGCAAAGGAGTTCTTGTTACCCAGCCTTCTACTCTCATTCCATCGATATCCATACAATCGCTCCATTCCCTTGAGGTGTTTTTCTTCTTTTGCCTGAATCTATAATCCAGCCATCGTTCATAAGTCCGTTTCGGATTGAAGAAGCGGATTGATGAAGCCAGCCAGTTAAGTCTTCGATTTCGTGGTCGCACAGTCCTACATCGCCAGCGGCTCGAATCAAGTCAAATACCGTCTTGCGCTTCGTTCCTGTGCGGGGTAAAAGGCGCTGAGCGGCGATTTGAGAGGTGTTTGGACTTCTCCTGCCTAATCGGACCGTATTTCGCTCAATAGGCGCTCTATTCGCCTTATACGCCTTACAACAGGCACAATGCTGAATCTCTACTGGTGGCGTGAAATCTAGTTCATCCATAATGTTTCCTCCTTGGGTTGAGGGATTATTTTTTTATCGTTGGTCCGTAAACTTCTCGTCTTCGGATTGGAACAACTGTTCCGTTGCAGTCTGTACAGACTCGTCCTAGAGCCGTCAGACTTGTTGGCTTCAATAAATTACAACCTTCGCAGATTGTTTGAATGACTTCCATTGGTGTCGGTAGTGGAGAGCATTCTTTTACGATTGCTGACTCCACCACCGTTACTCCTTCTTCGCCATTCAAAAGAGCCAAGAGGTCGTCATAAAGAAAACCTGAAGGTGGCATTTCAATATCAAAGCCCAACTCCTTCATCTTCTCAGGTCTCATTGAAAACTTAAGAAAGACGGTTGCTCGATATTGTTGCTCCATGATTATCCTTTAGGAGTTACAAGTACAAGGATGCGCTCGCCTTCAATCGAGCAACTAACTTTCCTATCGTTTCGCTTGGCGGCTTGCCAAAGTCTTGAACGCAAAGATGAAATCTCTGTCGCAGTAGCAGGCTTCTCAATATAAGTCGTACCGAGAGTAGTTACGATTTCCTTAATCTGTGTCTTTGTTAGTGCCATCTTGGGTTTCCTTCTTCCTTATCTAGTGAGTGCATATATTTTGTCGGTTAGAACCAAAGGCTTATCCTCAGGTCCTTTCATAAAGGGAGCAATCCATATTCTTTTTCTATCGTCTTGCCCCTTTTCATTCTTAAATGGTTGCCATCTCCAATGACCACGAACAATCCATCTGTGCGACCATTGAACATTACTTTCACCTAAGTATTCTCTATCATTTTCGGTTCTTCTGTATTGAATAACATTCACCAAGTTTGGCAGTTTCATCTGCTTCATGGTTCGTGCTACTCGCTTATCACCTTGCTCCTCTGAAACATTCACAAGAGTTTGGTTCATTAATAACCAGTAAGCGTGTATTGCTCGGACAAAGTTGCCTGAAGCAACAGGGGTAAATCCTTCTCGGTCTTCATAACTTTTAATCGTTTCCTCATCTTGTTCGACAAGTTTCTGACCAACAGTTTGACCATCACCTGCCGCAACCATTCCAATAAATCCCCAACGACCAATACATTCAAGAAAGAGTTGAGACTTTTTATCTTTTTGAGCCTCATCTTTAATCTGATTAGCAATCGGGTCGGGAGTTCTGTATTGGTCATTCCACATAAATACAACAAGGTCGTCCTTATGAGTGAAGTGCCACAAAGCCATGTTTATGTGAAGTGTCGTTCCTCGTAAATCCATTAATGGGATTGGCTTCTCAAAATAAACAAATCCATCTTGAGTAGGTGCAAGCGTGAAGTCAAGAACATCACTTTCTTCTAACCGTTCGCTTGCATAAGTAATCAAGTCCGTCATTTCACCTTTTACAAAATACATACTTGAGTTATTCAATAAAGATTCAAGACTATCGACAAGACCTCTAGCGTGGTCTGTAACTTTCTCGAAGCGAGGGTCAGCGCAAAGGTGATTGGCATGAACCTCTCGAAAGTCGGTGTGTGATAATTTTGTTTTCAAATCGGAAGCAACAAGAAGTGTTTCAATGGCTCTCACTTTGTTACCTCCTTTTCTTTTAGTTGCTTGCCAACCAAAGTTAATTCATCTGCAATACGAGTTAAGGAACGAACTGTGTCTTGAGCACTTCGCTTCTCATCTTTGGTCATTGGGAGAACCATAATGTCGAAAGCAATCATGTTGCGTTGGTCTTCTACAAAAAGTGCAAGGCGAGAAGCCGTTTCAGAATTATGGAAATGAAGAACTTTGCCTTTTGCGTTTTGAGATACCTCAACGGCAGAAGTCGTTTGTTGGTTCAAATGCTCATCAATAATCTCAAAAGCATTTTTATTGCTTATGAAAACATAATTTCTCATTTACGAATCCTCTCTACTGGGTCGTGCGCCTCATCGTGAACACAAGTGTCGTGACCTAAGCGGTCTTTCCAAATCCAATTAAGTAAAACAAGTTCCCATCCACACTTAGAACAAATAACCATTGTCTTACTCATTGGTTCACCGCCTCATCAATAAAGAGAGTGCAAGAGCCATAACCGAAGAAGTTTGAATACTCCTTGTCGGTTCCAACATAACAAACATCTTTTGTTGCTACTGTAAAGAGAGTTGTAAGGAGAAGAATAACTACCGCTAATACAACTCGCCTACGAACTACATATTTTCTTTCCATTTTCATTTCGAGCCTCCTTGGGTTAGGTAAGTTAATTTTAATGTCTTGGACATAACCAAGACAAGGACATTATTGGTTATGTCTATTCGAGTAAAGAGTCGCGTATTTTCTTTCGCAAACTGGTCCAATCCCTTTTGTAACAGATTCTTCATCTGTAAGGAAGCGACCACAGATACAACAGATTCCAGTTTTGCGTCCGTATTCCTGAGCCACTTCAAGTGAAATCATGTCCTCAACTTTGAGGTCATAAACTTTTCCAGCCACATACTCCCAACGAGGCTCACGACCATTTATAAGAATTAATTGGTAGGCGTAAACTCGTTCTGATTGACGAGCCTTGCGAACGCAATAAATCTTGTCGTCTTGACGATAGATACCAAGAGGTGCTGGAACTTTTGGAACGAATGCTGGTTGTGTAGCAGGCGTAACAGGCGTTCCGTAATTCATCTCCGTCAACTTGATAAGAGTGTCGATAAGAGCAGAAGCCTGTCGCTTGCTCATAACTCCACCATTACTTCTGTAATCGGTAATCGCTTTACAAGCCGCAAGAGCGCCTTGAGCCTCAGTTGAGGTAATGCCTTCAACTTTTTCAGCGACCTTCGCCATTAGTTTATCCATGAACGCAATTTGCTTCTCTGTTGCGCCTGTAACTGTATCGACTGCAATTTGAGTTGGAACTTGTGGAAGTGTGTTTGTATTCATTTCATTCTCCTTGGGTAGTTGGGTTTTAATCTTTATGCCAGCAGTCGCATCCGCAACGCTTGGCGCAGTATTCGTGTTCATCTGTTAAACAGTTATCACACTTCAAATTACTCATTATGCATTCTCCTTGTTCATAAACTTGATAAAGTTACTTGCTGATGCGAGGTCTTCAAGAGAATCAACTTCTGTTGCTAATGTTGTAGCGAATGAGTTGAAAACTCTTTCTTCTGATGGAACTTCCCATTTAGAAAAACCAACTGGGTTAGCAAGAAGTTCTGTATTGCCATTTCGTACACGCTTGACTTCAACGAAGCCAACAACTTTGCCGTCCTTTGTAATTACAACTGAATCGGCTGCACCGAGTTCAATTACTGTCGGGCTGAACTTTTGGATTGTATTCATTTGATTCTCCTCGGGTGTTGGGATTGGTTCGTTTGAAACTCTTACTTGGCGAGAGATACGACCACTCACCATTTGCATAATGTCGATTCCATCTTTGAAATAAATACGAGTTACTGAAGTAAGAGAAGGACGAAGAACCTCAATACCGCTTCCGAAGAACTCAAAGCGACCTTTTGCAATTGCACGATTGATATACTTGAGGTGTTTTTTAACTTCCTCTACTTGGTCTTCGTTTGTTGGATAAAAATAATCTCCATTACATCCACAAGCACATCCGAGGTTTCCTCGGTATGTTTGTTTGATATCTTCAAAAGAAATCTCTGTGATGTCTGATTGTGTAGTCATTGGTCTTACTGTTGCTCCGAATGGTGTTGTTGTAGTCATTTTTTTCTCCTTGGGTAAGGTCGTAAATCACGATGATTTACAGTCCCACCATACAAACTACATAACCAAGCAGACAACTACATCGTGCGCACAAAGTACGCACAGCCATCAGAAATCCCTGCGGGGGAAAACTGCGTAGGAGCCGATTTGAGCGACTTTGAGGTGATTTCGGTGAAAAGGTGCAGGAACGCGAAAAAGCGCCGCTTAGTTTCCGGAGCGGCGCTTCTTCTCCCAAACGATATTGCTACAGGAACAATCTCGTTACCCAAGGGGACTGGTGGTACCGACTACGGCACTCTTACTCGGGTATCATTGCGAACCAGTAAAGACATTTAATATCTAAACAAAATTAAAGTCAAATCCTAGAAGTTCTTCCATTCATTCTTTTGAGTAATTGAACCAAAGGTTATGTCGCCAAAGTGCTGACCGGGCGGATTATAAAATGCCAAGAGTAAGGCTTCGGCTCGGTCAGGAGATTTCATTCCCCTTCGCTTCATATCTTTTTTACTTTCAATAACTATTCGACCACTTGAGTCCGACTTATAAGTAGGTCCCGATAATTGAGCGAGCGCTTTTGTATCAACTTCTAATCTTATGTTTTGAGTAACTCCTTGGTCGGTAGTCATTGGTTGAACAAGTGTTCGAAAGTTCCACCACATCTCAGACCTTTGGTTATGAAACTTACCTGAGTCTTTGGCTCGCTCGGCTACATTGACGGCAACGATAACAGCCGAGTGCATTTGTTCATCTCTCCATCGTTTAAGGATTCCAGTTACTCCCCAACCAACTCCAATCGAGTCAATCTTTACCATAACAGGTTCTTTGATTTGTCGCTCTCTATGAATCTGTTCGGCTTCTTTTATTTGTTGTAATACAACTCCTGCTACATCAACAGGATTAGAGTTAGCACTTCCCGATGAGCGATGTCGAACTGTTCCTACATAACCATCAGCCCAAGCAATAACAAATTCATCTCCACCATCGGCCGCCACATCCACTCCGAGTTTAATTTTGTTATCAACTAGAGGGTTATCGTTTTCAGTACAAGACTCAAGCCAGCCATACGGAATAGTTCGATTTGTGGACATTCGAGGGAAGCGAGCGTGAACACGAGCCTCAACAAAAGCAGAGTCGTCTCCGAATTCATTTATTACATCTCTTACCCAAATCTCATCTACTAAGTGAGTGCCTACGGAGTGTTCTTCAACAGATGCTGGACAAGTACGACAGATACCAGCAGACTCGCCTGTGAAGTTAGGAGTGTCGTATGCACCAATTGGAATCACATTATACAAATCTGAGTTACAGGCTCGCTCGAACCAAGAGTCTTCGTTATCGGTTGGAGGGTTTCCAAGTAATAGAAGTCGAGTGTGTCCACCAGTCATTAGAGATTCAAGTGCAACGCCAAGTGTTTGAGAAAGACCACCAGCCTCATCAACTACAACTAACAAATGAGGAGCGTGAATACCCTGAACCGCAGTTTCGTCTGTATCAGCAGGAGAGAAACCAAAGGCAACTAACTCACCGTCTATCTTCCATTCCACCTGACTTACTTCACCACCGAGAGATGTTTTCTTCACAAGTTTTCGAATATGAGGCCAAAGGATATTTTTCACCTGTCGAAATGTGGTGGCTGTTGTTACAACTTGTGCTGTTCCAATTGGATGAACTGCAATCCACCAAGCAATAATTCTTGCGGCGATGTGAGATTTTCCTGGAGCGTGGCAAGCAGGAACGGCAGTTCGTTTATTATCTCGAACAGAATTAACGATTTCTTTTTGTTTAGTCCAAAGGCTTTCGCCAATACCTTTTTCAATAAAACCAACAGGGTCTTCTTCGTAAATTAAGTAAGGGTTGTTTATGTATGAATCTAAAAGGCGAACAATATAACTTCGTTCTTCACTACTTAAGGTTGCATAGATAGCGGCTCGCTCAGTCGGATTCGATGACAGTATCGCTTCCAGATATTGCGTTTGCATTTCGCATCTCCAATACGGCTAAAACCTTTTGCTCAAGTGTAACGACATCCACATTCATATTCACTTGAACAGGAGCACCTTCGGCTCCCGTAATTTCAATTCGAGGACTCCATCGGTCAGGAAAACGCCTTGCTAAGAAGTCCTTTGCCGCTCTCCAGTCGCCATCCTTAATGGCGTTCTGCCATTGAGTAACAGACCTTATCTCTGAGGTATTTTCTGCTTTCTTAACTTGTTGAAAGAAAGAAACATAAGGGGCTTCTTTCTTTATTGGTTTTGCCTTTGGGTCATTTTCTAATCGAAGTATCTCAGCACTACCTCTTGCCATCCAGTTGTAGATAGTTTGTTCAGAGATGCCTACAAATTCGCAAGCCTGTCTAACGAAGATGCCTTGAGCAATTAATCCAGTAAATTGAGTTTGGACTTCTTCGGTCAGTTTCGTTTTGCGACCCGACAAGTTATTCTCCAGTAAGCGTTAGAAACTCTGTTCGTGCCGCTAAGTCTGTTCTCATAAGTCCAAGGGTAACAGAAGTTACCATTGTTCCATTTTTCTTAATCCCTCGGTAGCACATACAAGTATGACGAGATTTAATTATTACGCCAACACCTAATCCGCCCACATGAGTCTCAATTGCTTCTGCAATCTCTTGAGTAAGTCGTTCTTGTACTTGAAGTCGTTTAGCAAAGGTATCTACAACTCGTGCTAATTTAGAAAGTCCAACGACTCGTCCGTTAGGGATATAAGCAACCGAGGCTTTACCTTCAAAGGGAAGCATGTGGTGTTCGCACATACTTACAAAAGGAATATCTTTTAGAGTAACCATTTGGTCAAAAGGCACATCAAAGTTAGTTGAGAGAATTGCTTTAGGGTCTTCTCGATAACCTTCAGTCATTTCTCGTAATGCTTTAGCGACTCTTTTAGGAGTATCAAGTAATCCTTCTCGGTCAGGGTCTTCTCCAATGTAGTTGAGTAAAACTCTAACTGCTTC